GAAATTTCCGCAGCCGATGGCCATCGGCTGCGGAAATTTCTTCATCTTTGCCCACTAGACAACAATACGCCAACAACGTGTTAAGTTCCTTTTACTAATAATATATGGAAAATAAAATATGATAAACAAAAATGCGCCAATATCTGCAAGACTACAGTGGGAAACGTTTGTTATATCTGATTCGCACAGGGCAAATCTTCCGGTTGACAAAACCGTTTTGCAGACAAGTGAAGATATGATAGAACTTATACTAGCAAATAACTATAGATATAGAATGTATAGATATTTGTCAGAAGAAGAAAAAACTTATAAAATAGGTTATGGCTATGGCGATTCGTCATTGCCATATGGCATGACTGAGGACGACGCATATGGCGAATGGATAAAAGAATTTAAGAAAAAAGAGGATCAATTTGCTAGGCAACTCCCAATAAATTATTTATCACAATCTCAATTTGACGCACTAATGTCTCTTTATTTTACAACAGGAAATTGGAGATATATTCCTTCAAACACTGTTCCTGGCAGTTATGATATTCTTAATGCAGTAAAACTTGGAAACTGGGAAGCAGTAGCAAATATGATTTCAGATTGTCCTACAAACAGACATCAAAGATTTGTAGAAGCTAGAGTTATGATACTTGGGGATTATTCTACTCAAAGAACGAGAAGGTCTATTGCAATTGAGGGAATACAATTTGCACGTGCACAATATGGTGCAAATAAAATAACAGATTCTGTATCAAAAAAACAGGCAGAATTTGCATATTATCGTCAAACTGGGGGAGGATATTTGCCAAACACCCCTATGCTCAGAAAAATACAAATTAAAAGACAATATCCTCTAAGATAAAAATACCACTTTATTTTAGTGATAAATAAAGATATGGAAAATAAATTTATTGGATATTCTACGATTGGTATTGAATTTGGAAGTGTCACATTGACTGATGTGAGTCTTGCTATTAGAGATTTGTACAATCATTTCTATACAAGAAAAGGTGAGAGGTTAGGTGAGCCAGATTTTGGTAGCATCTTGCCTCTTATGGTTTTTGAGCAATTGGATGATACGTCCATTTTTGCGATTGAACAGGACGTTAAAAACGTCATAAAATCAGACCCAAGATGGGAATTTATTAGTATGTCTACAGAAACTGGTGAGAATAGTATCGTATGTGTCGTTCGTGTCAACTATGTAGAAAATGCAACCGCCCAAGAATTATATCTAAGATATACAGCAGAAGAGAGTTAAAATATGTCACAGAGTGCAAGGCAGCGTAATTTATTTGCAGCAGAAGATTTTACCGTAGTTTACGATAGCTTTAAACAGGCCAACTTTAAGGCGTATGATTACGAAACTATAAAAACTGCGATGGTAGACTATATTAGAACAAACTATCCGGAAAATTTTAATGACTGGATTCGTTCTAGTGAATTTACGTCACTTATTGAACTTATGGCATTTCTTGGCCACAATCTGGCTTTCCGTAGTGATTTGGCAGTTAGAGAAAACTTTTTAAGCACCGCAGAGCGCCGTGACAGCGTTTTAAAAATTGCAGATTTTCTGGGATACAATCCCGCTCGCGCGTATCCAGCTACTGGTTTCTTAAAAATAAAGAGCATAAAAACAAATCAAAATGTGTACGGAGTTTCTGGAAAATCTCTAAAAGATGTTAAGGTTGAATTCCAAAATACCACCGATTCTGGATTTCAAAATTTTATGTTGGTAATTAATGAAGTATTGTCGTCATCTAATTTATTTGGCAAGCCATACGATAGTGTTGGCATAGATGACATAAGTAATGATTTATATTTGACGAATAAAGTTGCCACAGATAAAGTAGTTTATAGTTTCAAAGCATCGGTTGGTGGGGTAAAATATCCGTTTGAAATACATAATAGTGCCGCATCAGAAGAAAATAGTACAATAGTAGAACCAAGCCCAAATCCAGCTAATGCATTTGCACTTTTGTATAAAAATGATAATAAAGGAATTGGTAGTAAAAATACTGGGTTTTTTGTTGGATTTAAACAAGGAAGTCTACAATATACTGATTATACAATAGACAATCCAGTTTCAAATTTAAAAATTGATTTAAATGTAAACAATGTGAATGACACCGATGTTTGGGTTCAAGCTATTGACGAGACTGGCACAGTAATTGAGACTTGGACTAAAGTTGATACGGTAAATGGCATTTCTCAAATATTTAATCCAAATAACCAAGATAGCAGAAAATTCTTTTCTGTAAAAACAATGGAAAATGATAATGTTAGTATAAATTTCGGAGATGGCGATTTTGCAGAAATACCAAAAGGGATAATCCGTATATGGTATAGAACTAGTTTGAATCAATCTTATACGCTGAACCCAGACGACATTGGAATCATAAGCTTTAGTATCCCATATATCGGAAGTGACAACAATCGTTATAATGCAACGTTTACACTAGAATTGCAAGAACCAGTTACAAATGCTTCTTCTCGTGAAACTTTGCAAACTATAAAAAATAAAGCCGGAAGAATATTCAATACGCAAGACAGAATGGTAACGGCGGAGGATTATGCCACTTATCCTGTTTCTGTTTCGTCAAATATTATAAAAATAAAAAGTGTAAACAGAACGCATAGCGGACATAGTAAATTTATTGATTTTAATGATCCTACCGCGACATATCAAAATGTTGATATTTTTAGCGACGACGGATATTTTTACACCGAAAATATCGTCACTAGGTCAACTATCCCAGAAAATTCAAATTTTAGTGTTTCGCAAATATTTGATGCTTATATAAGGAATATTCCGGCAGATGATGAGCTATTGAATTTTTATTATAAGTATTATGAGCCTATAAACAAACCGGATTTAGATTTTTATGAATGGCAGCAAGTCACATTTGGTCCTTCTTCTAGTTCTGGATATTTTACAAAATTGGAAGAAAGTTCTAATGTTGTTAAAAGAGTTGGACCGTATGCAGACCGCGTATTGCTCGAGTCTATAACTGCAAATTCTATAATAGAGTTTATTTTAGATGGTCATGACCCAATATGGGCAAGGGTCATAAGTGTGTATGAAGATGGATTGGGTCTGGAAGACAGCACTGGATATCCTACTGGTCTTGACAACAAAGGAAATGGTTCAATAATGTTGTCAAAAACTGTTCCAGATGGATATTATATCAATCGTGTATTTCCGGCATTTTCTAAAAATTTTACAGAAAGTGAAAAAATCTCTATTTTGAAAAATCTTAATAGTAAAAATAATTTTGGATTACGATATAATAATATTGAAAATTCTTGGACTATCATTGGTCCAGAAAATCTTTTTCCATATACTCCTCTAATGCAAGATGATTTTAGTTTACAAAATGCAGGAGACGAGAGTTCTTCAAATTTAGACAATAGTTGGTTAATTCGCTTTGATTATTCTGGAAATAAGTGGACTGTTCTTACTAGAAATTATCGTATTGTTTTTGGAAGCGAAGAAGCAGTGAGATTTTACAACGTAAAGGGAAACTATAAAATTAATGGTTTTAATAAAAAATCAGACAAGGATAAAGTATCTATATTGAAATATAACACTTACCCAGACACCATGATGCCAACAAATAAAACAATAGATGTATATGCTCACAGGTATTATACCGAGAATGGTGGCAATCAAGACGACCATAAAATAATAATGACTCTTTCTGATATAAACAATGATGGTTATCCAGATAACCCAGTTGCTCTTTCTGATTTTATAGGAACAAATATGATACCGATAGCCAAAAAGACGGACGGGATTATTGAATATCAAGTATATGATCCTACTTATACTCCAAATAAAAATGGAAGAAGCAATGTTGCATTTAAATGGACAAGGATTGCAGAGAGTGATAAAAGAATTGATCCATCAATAAGCAACGTGATAGATACATTCGTTTTAACTTCTGGATACGATAGAACATTTAGGTCTTGGGTTGCCAATAATCGTGACAAAAAATATTTGCCTGTCCCGCCTACATCTGGTGCTATTTCTACGCAATTTGCAAATATCAATAGAAAAAAGAGTATAAGTGATAGTGTTATATATCATAGTGGAAAATATAAAATTATATTTGGAGAATTGGCTGATGTTGAATATCAAGCAAAGTTTCGTGTAGTCAAATCTCCAGGAACAAGCTTAAATGACGGAGAAGTAAAGAGCCGAGTAGTTTCTGCAATCAGAGATTTTTTTGATATAAATAATTGGGATTTTGGTGAAATGTTTTATTTTACTGAGCTTTCATCTTATATACACAATAGATTATCTGGGTTTATTAGTAGCGTAGTTATTGTTCCTACCCAAGAAAGCAGTGTATTTGGTAATTTATTTGAATTGGCCCCAGAGACAGACGAATTGTTTTTGCCGGATGTAAGTATAGAAGATGTAGACATTGTTGATAGCTTTACAGAAGCAAATTTGAGACTTAGAAGGAATTAATAGATGAAGCCCGAAAATACAAAAAAAGTAGACAGAAATATACAAAGCGGAACCACAAAAATATTACAAGGTTCTAGAAATGTTACAGACTTTTTGCCTAATATTTTCAAAACCCCTACGAATAGAAAATTTTTAAATTCTACACTTGAAAATCTTTTCAGTTCTGGAACAACCGAAAATATAAATTCATACTGGGGCAAAGTTTCTGGGTCAACATTTGATTACGAAAATGACGTTTTTAATTCTGATACTACCTCTATTCGTCAAAATTATCAATTTGCTACTGGATTTAAAACTTCTGTAGATAGTCAGGAGGTTGCAACGTCTTATATAAATGCAATCCGTTCTCTTACAAGTAATGGATATGCCGTTGGTGATATGGACCGTTTGATGGCAGAGCAAGAATATATACTTGATCTTCCTATAAACAGTGACATGTTTGTAAATTACTTGAATTATCATTGGCTTATAGATGATATGCCGGTATGCGTAATAGAACCGACCTCTTCTAATCCTATTGATATTGATAAAATTGTGAAAGTTAACTCTTACACTACCCCAGTTCTTGAAAATGGAAAAACTCTTACCTTAGTAAATGGAATGAGAATTTCTTTTTCTGGAGTAAATGCAACTAGTAGTTCTGGGAATTATTTTGCAAATTCAATATATTTTGTTGAAGGAGTTGGTTCCGGTGAGATAACACTAGTAGAACAAATAGATCGGTTTGGAAAAAATGTATTTCCTCGTGCAGTCCCTTATACGCCATATATTTATAGAGATGGATGGGATACCTCATTATTTGATTCGGTAGAATATGACGACAGTGTATATATAAATTTGTTAAAAGAGTATGTTGTTATGGACAGAATGTCCGATGACAAGAATGCTTGGTCGCGAATAAACAAATGGTATAGCATATATGCAATAACCGCCACCGCAGAATACAATGAATTTAGCATATCATCTGTAATAAATGAAAAGACTTCGGCAAGAAGACCTATTATACAGTTTGACCCAAATATGGAATTGTATAATAGTGGGAAAAAATGGAAACTTGTTATAGACCATCATATTGAGGGAGTAACAGAAGCGGAAATTGAAGGAAATTCTCAATACTTCAATAATTATTATTATCTTGAAAATGGTGATAGAGTGCTGCTGACTGACAAAGATACTGATACATTTGGCGTATATGCCGTTACTGGTGTAGGAAGTAATATAAACTTGACTTCTATTACATCTAGTTTGGCATTCCAAAAAGACGATAAAATATATGTATCGCATTCGAACGTAGATGAGTTTATTGCAAACGAATTTTATTATGAATTTGGGAAATTGATTCGTGCACAGCAAAAGACGCATAGAAGCGATTCTCCGTTATTTTCTTTATACGATTCAGGATCGAAATCTCTAAATAATTATAACGAAACGAATTTTGTAGGTAACGAAATATTTAAATATAAAACAAGCGATACTTCTATTCTAGATCAAGAAACTGGACTGAACTTAGCATATGATTTAAATAATCCAGAAGCATACTCGTTTGACATTGCGATAGAAAGTAAAAAATATTTATATTCTAGTGAAAATGGAATCATAACCAATATTGACGGAGAATATTTTTTTAAAAAACATATTCATTCAGAACAATATGTTTCGGTATGGTCGCCAACGAAAGATGTTCAACGTTCAAAAGTCAATGAAGTCATAGTTGTTGAAAAAGACGGGCAGAACGTTTCTTATAATATATCTCCCATTGAGCATCCAAATAGTTATATTGTTAAAATAAATCAAGACAATGCTATATGGTTTGAAAAAAAATACGGATATATATACAGCGATGGCGAAAAAAATCCTAATATAACACTTGTTCGGAACATGGATTATACAATAAATTATATATCAAACTACCAATCAGCAACTGGTATTTACTTGGATATTTTTGATCCATACGGAAATGTTCCATCTGGGGTAACAATATCAAATGATAATACAAACGAAATTGCATTAAATGTTTCCGATAGTTACGAGTATGATACGCTAATATACAAAGCAAGTGGCTATGAATATTATGGTATTATTTTCTTGGTAGATTCTATTAAATCTTATGACGTTTTGTTAAATGGAAATTCTGCTACAGACACTGACTACGTTTATCAAAATGGAACTATAAAGATAACTTCTTCTTTAAAAAAAGGAGACGTAGTGGAATTTTCATACTACACTGACCAAGCATCTGCCCCGCGTGATATTGCGTCTAGTTTTAAATATAATCCACTAAATGAGCCAGTATTTGAGTTGAATTCTACTGAAATAGCAGATCATATTATAAAACAAAATATAGAAAATCCGTTCTACGACGGAGTGTTTGTCGGAGAAAATACATATTATAAATCTCCGAAAAACACCACTTATGGGGGAAATATCAGACAGCAAATATATTCTCCCGCGCCACATTCTATATTTCATGCTAATGAAAATTACGATATTCTTACGTCTATTGATATTATCAAGACTGACTACGAAAACTTTAAAAATATATTTAAGTCCAAAGTAACGCAACTTTGGAATAGAAATTCATTTGACAGTATTCGGGATTTGGTAGACGAAACATTGTCTCAAATTAATATAGGAAAGAACGAAACATTTTCATATGCTAGAAGCAATATGGCATACTATGACAACTTCGAAACATATACGCATAATGTAACGGATACCGATCTAACATTCGATATATCTTTTTTAAAAAATGCGTATGGAAATAAAAAAACGAGTTACCAGCTTTGGATCATCACAGATGAATCGACCCAGCAAGAATGGGTTCCTTTAAAAGAAGATAAAGATTTTACATTAAATTTTGATTTAATAAAAATAAATCAAGAAATCCTCGGCTCTGCAACTAGTGCAACGGTAGAATTAAGATTGTATGATATGGAAGCAAAATCTTATATACCATATAGTCCTGTTGCTCTTGGATTTGCGAAGAAAAGCCTAGTAAGATTTGATGGAAACTATATAATCTGTCATGATGGCTCTAAGCACACAGCTACGACTAATGAAATTTTTAATATGTACGATACATCATTTGATGTTGTGTCCGCCGCAGTGTATGATTTAGAAACTAGAATTTATAATAATATATCGGATAGCAAGACTTCTGTATTCGAATTCTTACCAAGAACTAATACCAGAGAATTTATGAATTATTCTCTTTTAAATACTATGCTAAAAGAAGAGTGTATAAGTTGGTCATCGGCATACACCGATGGATACGAAGAAGTAAGAATTTTGGATTTTAATTCTGCTGATAAATTCACTTACAATTACAAATCTGTTACCGAGTATGAAAGTTATAAATCTTTATACAAATATATGTTTAACACGGAACGCCCTCATACACATCCTTGGGAAATGTTTGGATTTGTTGACGAGCCAACCTGGTGGTCTGCCGCATACAGTTGGGTTGATGTTTATAAACGAGAAAGATTGGTTGATTCTCTTAAAAATGGTTCAATTAATTATATTGGAAATCAGACAGAGCCAGACATCGCATACGCATATTACAATTATGATTGGGATAACCAAATATTGGTCACAGAAACGGGAGAATTAAATGATCCTATAACTGCGGGAATAATAGATGAAATAGAATTGGGAATTTCTAATTTACATAATAATTTTTCTTTCGGAAATGACATGTTTTTGGTTGAACAAAATTGGAAAAATACAAGTGATTATATATTTTCACTGGCGAAAGCACTGTTTAGATTAAAACCATATAAGATGTGGAACATATTTTGGAAAAAGAATGATTTGATTGAATTAAATCAGACTTCAAAATCTATAAAACTATATGATTCTACGAAATCAAGAATTGGCATAAGAGAAAAAAACTTACACTTGTATAAAAATGAATTGAAACACGTTATTGGTTTCAAAATTCCCCAAACACAAACAGATTATGGTCAGATTTTATCTGTGATTGCTCCGCAAAATGAATTCTATGGACAAGCAACATTCAGTCCTGTTATAAATCAGAGTAGAATTGAGAATATACAAATAATAAATTCTGGATACGGGTATAGAAAAGATTTCCCAGTTATTATACAAACCGTGAACGGATATAATACTAGCGAAGTTATGGCAGTAGTTGAAGACACGCCAGTTAATACTGTTTTCGGGATGAATGCGTTGCTAGTAGAGCAATATAATAATATTACTAACATAGAAGAACTTCTGCATAACACAGAATCTCTTCCCATAATACACCTTGGTGGATATAGTAAAAAAGAATTGCTTAAAATAGAGTTGGATGGTAGTTATACTAACGGTAAAATTACTATACCTCCGGAGGATTACGGAATATATCTATCAAAGTCTCCAACAATTGCAAGAATACGATATTCTGGGGTTATCGTAAAGAAAACAGAAACTGGCGAATACGAAGTTTCTGGGTATAACACTAGAAATAAAAATTTCATTATTTATCAAGTTAATACTAATGGACAAAGTAACGATGTGGTAATAGATCAAACTTACTCCATAACCCGTTACACAAAATTTAAGAATTTAATAGCAGGTGTTCCATACGGAACCCGCTTTAAAAAACGCCAAGATTTGTATAACTTCTTAACTGGTCTTGAAGAATTTTATAAAAAAATTGGATTTCATGATATGAACTGGGAACAAGGTTCCTTGTCAATAATGAGATGGACTATGGCAGAAAATGATTCTAATACCACATGGGAAAATGGGTTAAAAAATAATAGAGTTATATTTAAACAAGGTTCGACTGGAATTGTAAAAGAAATATCAGATTATGATTCATTTAATAATCCGATTTCTAACGTCCTAAAATCTCCTATATCTCCAAATAATTTTATTTTCTATAGATCGGAGAATTTTACTGAAATAAAACCAAAAAATGAGGCGAATTTAACAGAAAAAATCTACGGGATAACCATAGACCTGATAGAATATGAACATTTGTTGCATATAAATCAACAAACACGGTTTGGTGATATAATTCAAAATAATAAAACCGGATTATTCAACGATAGAATAAAGATAAAGGGAGAGCGAACCAAAAACTGGAATGGAAGAATTAATGTTCCTGGTTTCTTGGTAACTGAAAGCGAAATAGTAAACAACTTTGATAGCAATATCAGAGAAATAGAAAACGATATTTTGAATTCTTACAACAAAACTCTTAATACGCTGACTAGGTATACAGACAAATACACAGTTGGATACCAAGAGAAGCCATATTTTATCGATCTTACCGACACCGAAACTTCGGCTTACGAATTTTCAAAAGGTGTAAGAAAATACAAAGGAACCACACAAAGCATTGACGCCATATTAAAAAATAAAAACATATTCGCGAATAATAGTGATACTATTTCTGAAGACTGGATGATATTTTCAAAAGATTATGGCGATAAGAACGTTTCTGATGCAATTCGCGTAGAGGTCCCTCGTGATTTGGTTAAATCTGATCCACAGATAATACGTTTTAATAACAACACGAGCTATGACGATCCATATGATACCGTCATTGATATACCAAAAGGTTCCAGTAGCTATATATCTGGTAATTTTGAAAATCCAATACCAACGTTGCCGCCAAAACCATTTAGTTTGAGAAATGCAGATGATATTAAATATTTTGAAAACTTTGCAAAAACTTCTGGAATTCCGTTTGAGAGCGAAGTAGATTATGTGGTTGGCGGTATTGGTGATATGCTGGAAGTTTATGAATACTCTAGCTATTATGCAAAT